CCTTGTTTTCATTGATACTGATCATGGTTATTGCCTTGTTCTCCCATGGTTTTGAGCAAACATTATAATAACCAGCGTCGCAAGGCGGGTACAATATCATATTTGGCCACTCGTAAGCTAAAGTCTCTTTCACCCACTGGCTGTTGTAAACAATATGCACATCTGACTTCGCAACAGGTATCGGATTAGGATCATAGGTATAATGACTGTGAATAAAACAGGCTATCGGACGTTTTACCAACTTCGCAATATTGATCGCCCATTTCGTATAGTCCAGGTGAGTGAGTATAACATCAGCCCACCGGTACGCATCCAGGTTTTCAAGAGGATCGCCCTGCACCCTTACATTCTCATAGTAATACGGCACCGATATGTTATGCATTTTAGCCTGCATGAGTATTATGCGCACCTCGTGCCCCTTGGACATCAAAAACTTATTGATGTGATGCGCCATAAGCTCGCTGCCGCAGTTGTGTTTAGGTGGATATAAATGTATGACCCATAACAGCCTCATGCAACCGCCTCCTTTTTTTCATAATTAATCACCGTCCAATCGGAGCAATAGATGTCATCGCCTTTTATGTCGGTGTATTTCGGCCCAAACCAGGGCGCCGGTGCGATCACTTTCTTATCTGGCGCCTCGCCTAAAATGGCAGCCATTGCGCTGTAGGAGCTGTTGCCGGTTATGAAGTGCCGGCATGATTTCATAGCAGCAAATGAGTCTATGGTATTACCACCGAATACATCGATATCCATTTGAAATCCATTTACATCTACGAACATTTTCTTTGCCTTCTCAGGCTCGTCGCTGAATAATAAATACTTAGTACCTTTTGGCATTTTCGCCATTGCAGCACCATAATACCGCATATCCATACGCGGATGGTATTTGTCGTCATAATCGCCGAGCCTTACATGAATAGCACAGTACTCACTAGGATACTCATTTTTCATCCTGAAATACCATCTCACTTCATCAAGACAATGTTCGAAGTATTTTATCGACTGCATGTGCCCTGACAGGCTGCAGCTTTGTGTTAGCTTAATGTCGTGGTAGCCCCAGTGAATGAACCGGTCAGGCAATTGCGGACCTTTATAAACCGGTAGTGGATTCTCGAAGTACTTCTGCAGATCAATGTCTTCCTGACTGCCGAAGCGCTCTGCATGGTCATAGTTCTTCCACTCCGGGAAAGCGAAATCAAAGCCGTTTTTCCGGGCAATGCCAATCGTGCCAGCTATCTGATACATCTGATTAGCAAAGCGGCCATAACGGCCCAATTGGTTAAATGTGACTATATTCCTCATGCAGTTTTCAGCCAATCGGTTTTAAAATATTGTTCAGCGTTCTTCAGCCCGTCCCCCTTCACTTCAGGAAACAGTTTCTTATACTGTTTATCGATAAATACCAGGTTGCCGGTGTGAACCAGCAGAAAGTACCCCTTCTCGATTCCCAATTCAACCATGATCCGGTAACCGGCGCCACCCTGTGAATTAAACCCTGATTGATCAGGTGGTATACTGCTATCGATCTCCACTATTACAATTTTCGGTTTTGCCTTCAGTGCTTTGAAGATCTCATAGTCCTGGCCGTCCGTGTCAATACTCAATACATCACATTTGTCGTCAACAAAAGCATTGATATTGTACTTGTCAACATGGCTGCATTGGCATTTCACGTTCGGATATGGCTTCCAGTTTTCTTCACACTGTTTCCATAGCTGGAATTCAGACTCTACCATTTTACCGGTCCAGCCATCTTTAAGTAACAGTGCAGTATTACTGCACCAAACACCATTATTGGCGCCTACCTCTACTGCGTGGCCGCTTTTAACCTTCAGCCTGGTAAGGCATTCGATCAAAATCCCTTCTTCGCCATTCTGCGAGTAGGTAATGTTGGAGGCGTATTTGTTTAAGAAGTCAAGCATACTTTAAATAAGTTTCCAGTTTTCCCAGCAAAACGGATAGTGCCAGATTAGTTTATGTGTTAATGATAGTTGTTTGCTTATTTGGGTATACCACTTCTGATATGGCACCCCTGCAATCTCATGAAACTGCACCTGAATGTTTTTGATCCTGCCGTGCAGACCGGCCCCAATAATGTGATTTAAAACATCATATTCAGCACCTTCAATATTCACTTTCAACAGGTCGATTACCTCATGCTGTTCAATAAGTTCATTTACGTCGAAGCAGTCATATTCGTGATCACCAGACTCGAAAATGCTGCTATAATAGGCGCGGCCACCGAAGGACATTTTTCCTTCATGAGTGCCGGCAGCTTTGTTGACGATAGGACCGTATTTAAAATCACGTATGTATTCTGTGGGTTCAACTACTACCACCTGGCAACCATACCGCTTATGTATCTCAGTCGCCCATTCGCCCTGATAGGCCCCCAAATCGATCACGATACTTTCCTGCCTCAGGTCGTATTCATGCCTGATATGTTCCAGATTCTCATGCTGCCATGCGGCTAATGAGTTTTCGTTAAGGCTGATATGGGGCGTTTGTTCAATCACCTGTTATATTATATTTTGATCTGAAATACCTTTGCATGTGCCGGTTAAGATCATCGGTTGCCGAGAAATCATTGTTTCGCATACGATGATGATGGAATAATACAGGGTAAGTATCAGTGTAGCCTGTTTTTTCATAGGTGAAGTGCCCTGCATTGTACATGGCTGGCCACCAATGGAAAGGTGCTATTTTCTCCCGGTAGGCCAATGTCGTGAGCACCGCCTGATCGTGACGATGTTCTTGAAACTCCGGGTGATTAGGGCATTTGCTCGGGCTGTCATCGATCATACCCGCAACTGTACACCATGTGTGCCATTCATTTACAAACCCTTTCGCCTTTTGCGAATTGCGAATTACTATCACGCTTGCCTGTACTTGGTTTCCGCTGTCCCAGCAATTAATCGCCTTCATAACATCTGCCTTACAAAAATGCACATGCTGCCACATATTCCCGAACAGAAACAAATCCTCTGTCATCCGATCAATGATGTGATTCACGTTATTAACGATCTCCACGCCTGCATCACAATAGATTAGTACATCGCCATCCTTCAACTTCTTTAGCTCCCGGTCAATCAGATACGGTTTCCACAACCAGTACCCGCAGCCGCGGGGTTGATCCAGTATAGCCGCATTAGCTTTCCTAAAATTTGCATCAATATCTTTAGGACCGTACACTTTCACCCCATACACGTTGTTCTGCAATGCACTCATTTCGCAGATCTTCGCTGCAATGGTCATGTTATCGTCGGTGAATGTGATTAGGCGTGTCATTTAGTGTCAATGTTTTTTGGTTCAGCCTCTGCCATTAGCTTCTTCAGATGATCCAGTGATTCAACAATTTGTGGTTCTTTGTCACTTGCATAAGGAAAGAATTTATACCCTCCCCAAATGTGTTTGAAACTTATATAAGCAACCGGCTCGCCATTAATCGAATAATGAAATCGGCGCCCATGTGTATCAGCCTGCTCCGTAAACCCGTTGCCTGCTTGCATATACTCCTTCAATTGCTTAATGGCATCTTCGTAGATTGCAGTTGTTATACTAACTTCCTTTGTGATGCAATAAAATGCTCATCATAATCAACCTTATGCCCCCAAATCCTACTATGTCGCGGTCGTTGCCATGCAACCATAGGATTGATAACGTAAGCGTTTAGGCGGATAAGATTCGCAGATATCCAATTATCGAACATACACTCACTAAACCCGGGCTGGTTCTCAAGGATGAACGGAATGCATTTTTTGTTATAGCCGATACAATGCGTTGTAAAGGCTCCCTGTATTTTGTACAGGCGTTCACTTACCTTCACCGGCTTTTCATCCTGGATATTGCAACCGAGGTAGACGATATCCCAGTCAGCCGGTAATTCTTTTAGGGCTTGATCAACATGACCATAATCCTTAAAGACGCAATCGTCTTCCAGGAACAATAATCGCTCGTTTGAGCTTTCAAAGAACTCAATAAGGATCTGGCGAGTACTACAGTTGAATGATTGATGTGGGCCAATGTGGGGTA